TGTGTCCATCTAACTACATCTTCCCACTCTTGGTCGCCTTGTCTTACAAGTGGACCTAAAGGTTCTTTAGATATAATTTCTGGTAGAACAACCCATTTACTAGGGTCTTCAGCACCTGATCTTGCACTTGCTAAACCAGAGGCGTCTGTTGTGAATACATCACACTCACCACCAAATAGTTTTGCCTTTGCTTCTTTATTACCTTCAACATATATTGGTTTATATGCCATATTGTTTTCTGCAAAATAATCATTTAAGTTTAATTCAGATGTAGTTTCTTTTGTAATACAAACAAACGCACCATCTAAACCTTTAGCACTTTTAATTTCTAATTCTGTTGGTATTAAAAACCCTTGACCATCATAATAATTAACACCTGCAAATTCAAACATTAAGTTAACATCTCTACTAATTGTCCAAGTAGTATTTCTTGCAAGTAAATCAATCTCGCCAGACGCTAATGTTGGAAATCTTTGAGCAGCGTTTAATCCTACATACTCTACTTTAGTTGCGTCACCAAATATAGCAGCGGAAACTGCCTTACAAAAATCAACATCTAAACCACTCCAGTTTCCATTTTCATCTTGTGCTGAAAATCCTGGTAAGTTAGCATTAACTCCACAGATTAAATAACCTCTTTCTTTAACCTCTTGTAATAAACCTATTTCTTTTTTTACTTCTACTGATTGTTCTTTCTTGCCAGTAAATACTACTGCTAATACTATAGCAACTAACATTACAACAGCAATAACATTTTGTATATTCTTTTTAAAATCAAATTTCATAATTTACCTATTTCGTTAATACTTTAGTTTTCTTTTCTTTCTTTTTTTCTGATAATGATTTAGCAGTTCCACCTAATTTTAAACTGCCTGATTGATCTGGCATTTTGTTTTTAATACTGATAATATTGCCATCGGCGTCAACTTCAGCCATAGATGGACCACAAATAACTCGTCTTCCATCTTTTAATTTTTCAATTGCTCTTTTTTCTTTTAAGCAATCCATAAGTCCATCATACTTGACAAATTCAGATGATGTATCAGTTACAATAAACATTGTGATTATAGTAACTAGTGTTGTTGCGTCCATTGTTATCCTCCGTGACCGTTTCCGTTCTTGGCTTCTCTAATTTTATCCTTTAATTCTTCCACATCAGATAAAACTTTATCCATATCTTTTTGCAATCTCTCAATGTTAACTGCATTGTTCATCATATTCTGTAAATCTTTCTGAATTGCTTCCACTTGACCAGATAAAAATTCTATCAACATAAACTGCTCTGAATCAGCAGGTGGTGAACCTAAATCACCTCTTGGCCATTTGATCCTAAATTCATTGTTCTTATCTATATCAGCAGTTAAAGCTGCTTCTGCCTGTGTTAAATCTTTTTCTAATAATGTTGTATTAGTTTCCAATTTATTAAGTCGCTCAATCACTCCAAAATATGCCCACACGCCAACAGCGACGGCGCCGATTATGGCAATTAAGTTCTTCATTGGCATACTTACTGCCGTTTGGTCTGATATATCCAATCTATTCTTACTCATTATTTTTCTCTATCTTCTTTTCAGGTTCATAATACTCTTTATATTTATCAAGCAAATCGTTGGTGATTTTTAATTGATTACGAATCCTTGCAAAATTCTTGGCGATTAATTGAAAGTCTTTGTCTGTTAGACCAAATAGCACAGGATCAATACCCTCTTCCTCTAGTCTTTTAAACACTTCCTCAGCGTTCTCACTAGTGATAATGATCCATCTCAATTGTTCTAATTGTAATGGTGTGGGTTTGTCTATATTGAGTTTTTCTCTCTCAACTTTTTTCTTAAATATCGTTAACTCTTTTACACCCGAACAACTAGTAAGGGATGTAATTAGGATTAGCGATACTAGGACACTCCCTATTAATTTCAGACTTCTTTGTAGCATTTATTTCCTCTTCAGTAAGTTCAGCACCACTAGCAATTTCTATACATCTAGCAGCCGCTACTGAACCTTTGTTAATTATTCTTTCAATGGCACCTGTTTTTTCTAAAGCAAGTTTACCAAAATCTCTATTGTTTTTATTAAACCTTTTATCAAGGTCTTCTAAATCTTTTTTAAGATTACCTACTAACTCATTCATCTTTTGATTAGCAGCCATAATCTCTTTAAAATCTTCTTTTTGTTGTGTGATTAGTTCTTGTTGATCTGAAATTGCTTCTTCCATTTTCACAGCGTTTGCTTTTAAAATAGCATTATCTGATCTCAACTTCATCACATACACGCCAGCGCCTACTACGGCGCTAGCGAGTATTCCAATTAAAAATAATCTAATTCCTAACATAATTTATTTCTTCCAAAATACAGCTTTGTCTTTGATCCAGTCCCATTTTTCGTTTGCAACCCAACCAATAACAATGCCTATAATTATTCCTATTGTAAAAAACATATTATTTTACTCCTTTTATTTTGGCATTTCTTTTTCTATGCCCATTCCACGCAACGAATCCACCTACTCTTAATGACCAATATGCGAGGTAATTCATAAGATAGAAACCATTTACATTTATGTTTATATCTCTAAAGATTTCGTCTGCTCTTTTTTGAGATATAACACCTAAAGTTTCTTTCTTATTTTTCATTAATAGGGTTTGATACTTATACGCATAATCGTGTACAAGACCTCCCATTAATAGTACGCCAACAGGTGAAAAAAACGGATGCAAAAATTTAGGTATACTTGCACCGTCAAATTTAAATCCTGCTGGAATCACATAATCTTTGTCGTTTAATGTGTAGTTAAAATCTTCCGCTAGTTCCCAATGTCTAACACCGAGTAACCATAGAAGTATGCCTTTCCAAAATCCTTTACCTTTTGTTTTAATAGGTATAGGTCTTAAAACTGGCATTTTTGTATGTTTGTATGTATAACATCTTGGTTTCTTTTTATCAAATAAATTGATAACTGCACCAAGAATAACAACTATAATTAATATAGTCCACATCCAAAACTTCATTGCTAAACTTACTAATAGTTCCATAAATTCCTTATTTTGTTTTCTTTTTCTTTTTTTCTTTTGGTAAAGTAGAAGCGGCTAAAGTGCTTAGACCACGAGCCCTACCATTTTTAGGTCCAATATCTGTGCCTTTTCTACTTAACGAGGACATAGGTTTTATTAAACCTAAACCACCTATTGTTACCGTAGATAGATATTCTTTTAATGTCTTAACCATTGTATTTGTCCTTAAATGTTTTATATTCTTCTTTATCTTCTATTTTAAATTCTGTTTTACCGTTTACTTTTTCATCTAATGCTTGTTCTATATTTTCTATCTTTTCAATAACACCTCTTAATACTACATTGTTATTGTCATCACTCTCTTTTATTTTTCTTTTAAGAGGTTTAGCATACATTAACGGATCTATTTCTTTTCTTTTATTCTTAACACCTGGTTCGTGTTTAGGTGGTAATGCTACATTACCTCCATCACCAACAGCATTTGCTGGTGCGTCTTCATCAATCTTATTGATGAGTTCATCCATCATTTCTTTATAATGTTTCGGCATAGTCAAACTCCGATCTTAATTCTCCATCTCTTTCAAATACATCAACACCAAAACAAGTACAGAATAATTTATCATCTGTATATACTTCAGGTATTTCTCTGCTTTCATTTAATATTTCTTCGTAGAGATTGTTTTCTTTTAAATATGTAATAACAGCAGACTCTATTGTTTCTTTATGTATTGCATATCTTTTATCTTCTCTTAATAATAAAGCGGCTGCAACTGCAAATGATCCTAACTTACCTCTAATACCTACTTTTGATAGTATTCTTTTTAAATTAAAAACAAACCTATGTAAAATAGTATAAGAACGCTTTTCAGCAGTTCCTTTAATACTTGCATATTTCTTTAATACTTTACCTTTGTCATCAATGATACCATACTTAAAAGCAGGTTGATCTTTAAAGGGTGTTACTAGCATTTTAATAACTCTATATGCGATAAGTAAATCAACTGGTCTATTTGCCATTACATTTCCTCTAATAACTTTTTAATATTCTCATCTACTTGAACATCTTTTAGTTCGTGTGGATACAAGTAATCTAAATGTTCTAAAACCGTTTTTAGTATTGGCCAATATTGTTCGTCTATCTTGTATAATAATAATACACAAGCGGCCTCTACACCAAAAACATTTTGTAAAACTACAATGTGATTAACAATTAGTCTTACTTTTATTTCACCTGTTAAAGTGTATCTACGAAATAACCTTTTAAGATACTTGAATCTTTTTAAGTCGTCTAAAAACTCCTGCTCTTTTGTAAAAGTAGGATTGTCATAGTTTTGCTGTGCATACAGCAACCAAGTATCTTTAGTTATCTCTTTGAACATTTACTACACTAATTTAGCGTAGACCTTTGATGTTCCGTTTTTAAGAGTTTCATAAGATACTTCCATCTTTAATCCACCCTCTTTCTTATGAGATATACCATCATCATTTATATCGGAACCATCGGTATCTTTACCAAATCTTCCACCAAATTGTTTCAGTTCAACGGTTGTTTTTCCTGAGTCACCTTCTAGTACACAATCTCCACAAGAGAGACCTATTCTAGTTAGTTTTTCTTTTAATTCATCAATCGCAAATTGTGGTTTAATATATTCCCTTTCGGCAATAGAACCAACAAATGCGTTAACTCTTTTAAGGACTGCAGGATCTTGTATATTAGCAGCACTAATTGAACCATCTTCAACTGCGTTTGAAGTATCTGATCCAACTTGTCCACCATTATAACTATGTTCTTTTATATGTTGTTTTAAAGTTTTCATTCCTTTTCCTCTATTTGTATTTGTCTGATACTTTCTTTTTACCATCACTACGAGGTATCAGTCCCTTAGCTTTTAAATGGGTGATGTCTCCAAACCCTGCCTTGCCTGCCTTATGACGCTTCATTGCGTCAGCAGTATTAGGTGGAGTTTCTCCTAAAACATCTTCTTCAAAGTCTTCTATATCTTTTTGTTCTACAAAAGATTTAAACTTTTTTACCATCTGCTTCTCCCTTACTTAACTTCAAAAGTTTTTCAGTTTGTTGTATAGCACCATAGATTGCATTTAAATTGTTTCTTCCATTTGCAATTTCTTTCTCCATAGTTTCTACACTTCTTTTTGTTTTATCAAAATCAACTTGTAGTATTTTTAATTCTTCTTCTAATACTTTTTCATTCAATGCCATAATTTATACTCCTTATTATTAACTTATTACGAAACCATTTCCACCAATTATATTCCAATTGTTACTCTTAAACATTAATGTAACACTTGTACCTGGTGAGTCTATATTTACTTTAGTATTTGTACCAACATTAAAATTTGCTGGTGTTATAGTTACATCATTATCTGCGTTTGCTGAATTATTAATTAAAATTTTAATTTGACCATCAGCGCCGTCTGCTAATGAAACAGGACAATCGCCTGCTGTTGCATTACACATTGATGTTGATTCAGTTAATGTTGCTTCTAAAGATGATGAACCATCACCTGTTAAAGTTTGTACCGTGTCTTTAAGTCCTAACCAAGAAGGTATATTATTAAATACATCTTCCGCTGTTACTTTTTTATTGATTGGTGTTCCCGAAGGATCGTCTATGATGTGGAAAAGATCCACACTTGCTAATGCGTCACCTAAATCGGTCAACGCCGTTATTTTTTTATCTGCCATTTTTATCTCCTATTAACCCCTTATGGGGAATGCTATTCTAGGCATACACCTAGACCACTTTGTTCATATAGTATATATAAGGGCGCCGAAGCGCCCCCATAAATTAATTATTACGAGTTAGATGTTAAACATACTAGAGTTTGATAAGAAACTCTACCTGCTCGTCCACCTGAACCAGTAGTTTTTAGAACCCAACCTGTGTGAGCAACCTGTCCAGATTGCGTTTCAGATGTTGTGTAGTTAAACAAACCGTGTGTAGCACCAGATATAAAGGTACCAGCACTTGCGTTTTGATATAACGAAGTTCTATTAGCGCTTGATGGCGCTACATTCAACATAGTCGCTGCCCATAAAGGTGCTCCTGCTGCTGAATCTGCTTTAGTCCAACTTGACATATTATTCTCTCCCTTGTTAAATTGTTAAGGTACTCAATGTTGTTATATATGTGTATATTTATAAGAAAAGATACTAGAAACCTAGTTTTTTGAGTTCTTTGATAGTGTTTGCTGTTGATGTATGATGTATACCAATACCACCTCTTTGTGTGAATTGTATAGTGTTTTTAGGGTAATCGTCTATTAATATTGCAGGTTGACCTGCTACTTTTGCGTAATTCTGTTTCTGTACTCTTTTGACTAGATTGATTCTGCCAGGTGCTATGCCTAATTTAGTTCTTGCCCAATGTGATTTACCAGGTATACAATTAGGGTCAAAACTTTCTTCTACATATGCTGATAGAATGTGAGGTTGAAATTTAGAAATAAAAGACCATAGTTGTCTTCCACCTGCCTGCCAAGGTAAAGTGTGCCAAAATTTTGGAGTGTCTTTGATTGGTTGCCACTTTTCAGTTTTACTTGCGTATGACCATTTAGATATAGACATACCTGTTGCTTTTTCAGCGGCACTTTTAAAATCACAAAGAACACCATCCATATCACAATAGATACGAGGTTTCATAATTTTAGTATTTGTAATCTACTTTCGGATTCATTTCAGGAGAAGTTGCAACTTGACCTGACATTGTTTTCTTTTTTGGATCTCTAGTATCTACACCTGCTTTTAGTTCTTTCTCACCTTTGTCAGCAGGATTATCACCTTTGATCTTTGCGTCTTTATTAGGATATGAAGAGTCTTCATTCTTTGGTACACAATTAGGGACTTGTTTGCCACCTTTCATTTTAGTACCAACTTGTTTATGAGAATCCCAACACGCCTCATCTATTTCTGCTCTCATTTGTGCGAAAGTCTTACCATCATTTTTAGTAATCTCGTCAATAGATTTATTTTTCATAAGACTTATAGGACTTTTCTCACCACCAGCAGCTCTTTGACTTGCATTTGCTTTAGCAGTTTGAGTAGTATGAGTTTCTTCTAGTTCTTTTCCTTTTGCAGGATCTTTTTCTGCAACTCTATATCCAAATCTATATTTTGGTTTTCTACTTTTAGCAAAACTACCTTGTTTTGAAGATGTATTAGCACCTCCTCTTTCAGAAATAGTTTCTTCTTTTTTCATACCTTGTTTTTTTAATCTATCAACATCTGGCATAGACATAGCGTTTTCATCTTTACCTTTGTGCATTTTATCTACTTTATTAAAAAAAGATTTCTTTTCTGCACCTGTCATTTGACCTAAAGGTTTACCCTCTTTGTCTAATGCTTTTTTAAATTTATCTTGGTAGTCATTTTCCATAACTTTGTTTTGCATTTGTTTTGCAACATCTTCAATACTACCTTCTTTTGTTTTTAAATATTTTGTCATTTTAATTTTTCCCTCTTACTTGTTTTGCTAAATCTTTATCTGCACCACCCCAGGTACCAGATGATTTAGTTACAAAAGAGTTTACTCTAGCAAATGCCCATTGTTGTTGAGTTGTGCCTGGTCTATGACCACCTCTCCACGCCGCCATACCTCTATCGTAAACTTTTTTTAATATTGAATAAGGCATACCTGTTTTGTCTGCCTTATTTTTTAGACCTTTAATTGTTTCATAAACTAATTTCGCACCTTCGTGTACATTTTTATTTTCATTAGCAGTTTTTAATGCTCTCGCAATAGTAGATACTTTAGATAAACCTTTACCAATCTTTTCTATTTCTCTTACTGCACCACTATAATTACCATCACTCTTTACAGCAATTTTCATTGCCTTTGCAACTTTATCAGGACCGTATTGTGTAGGGTCTGACTCTACCATTCTTTTTGGTCTTATTCTTTGTTCTTTAACAGGTGATGTATTTCTACCCATTTTATTAATTACAAATCCTCTTTTTCTTAAATTAGCTGCCTTGTTTTGTAAATCTGCTAAAGTCTTTGCGTCTTCAAAACCAGCGTGTTTGCCGTATCTATCATCATAAGATAATCTAAAAGGTGCCTTACCTTCTTTAACTTCGGCAGGATTATATTCTGATACTCTATAAGTTGATGGTGCTTGTAATCTGTCAGATGTTCTTTCAATACTTTCTATATCAACATCTTCTACACTACCACCGCCACCTGGACCAATTTTTTTTCTATCTCTTGCCTTATCTAATTCTTTATATGCTTTTTGTTCAGCGGCCTGTTCATTAGGTGCGTCTATCACCATATGAAAACCATCATAACTTCCTATGCCTCTATATCCTAATTGACCTTCTATTTGCCATCTTGCTTCTTTTGCAAGTATTTTTTTAGCAATTTCGTGTCCTTTAGTTATAGTTTTCTTTTCTAAAGGTTTCTCATCATTCATAGATTTTTTTGCCTGTGCCATACCAATAGCGTAAGCGTCATCTTTTGCCATCTCTTTAACTACTTCTATTTTTTTAGTCGTTCTTAAATCGCCAGTTTTATACCACTTAACAAATTTTTCTGCTTCTTCTTTAGATTTGTATGTACCGTGTATAAATTTACCACCGTCTTTTTTAGTTACCTGTACAGCAAATTTTTCTTCTAGTTTACCTGCCCAATTAATATCATCATTTTCTTTAACATCTTTTTTTTCTTTTTCTTTTTCTGCTTTATCTTTTAAATATTTGTGTGCAACACCTACCGTTAAAGGTACTTCACCTGTTTCTTTATTAGGTTCTGGTTTAACTGCTTTGTTCTTTTCGTTTTCTAATTTAGTTTTAAGAAGTTCTATCTGACCTTTAGCAGTAGTTAATTGTGCTTCTAAAGCGTCTGTATCTTTTTCTTTTGCAAGAGCAATCTTACCTGCAGGACCTATCTTACCATCTTTTCCAGGTTCTAATTTAGGTTCTTCTTTATCTTCTTTTACAGGCATTCCTTTTTGTACCATACGAGATAATGCAAGACCTGATAAGAAAGGTATCTTTTTCTTTCTTAAAGCGTCCATAGCACTATCAGGTATTCTTTTGAATATCTGTCTTAATTTATTTGCGTTGTCAACTGAAATTGTTTTACCTTTTAATCCAGCATATTGTCTTGCCAATACATCTAATTGACTATCAGAAAATTCTTGTAAGTCGTTGTCTTCACCTAAAATTTTCTTAACCGTACCTAGTGGTAGTTTTAATGCCTTAGCAATTTCTTTAGCAGATTTACCTTCTTCGTCAGCAGTAAATATATCTTTCATTCTGCCTTCGTCAATCTGTATCATTTGATCCATTAATGTTCTAATATGTGTTGTCATTGTTCTCCCTTATAGTGCCGAATAAATTTCGTCCCAATTTTTTACTTTTCTTTTTAAATCTGCCATCATCATTCTTTCAAGTCTTTGTCTAATAGTAATAGCGTCATTACCGATAACTCTAGCATATTTGTCGTGTATCATTTCAAGTGATGTATAAGTAGCTGCCAAATTAGTATCTCTTAAAATTTCTTTTGCAATATATCTTCTTGCCTCAAAATGATTATTACTTGCCGTTTTTGCTCTGATATATTGTAAATTAGTTTTAGACGCAACGGTAGCTTCTAATAAATTTTCTCTAACTTCTTTTAATGTTCTACTCATATTCTTTTATCTCTAGTTTTAGTTCACCATTACCTTTATGTAATCTGTGAAACGACTCTTTGTTTATATAATAATTTTGTCCAACTTGTAATTCAGTAGGCAACTCATTATCATATTGTAATTTCCAACCTGTACCATATACTACTTTAACTTTTCTATCTTTTTTATCTTTATGCCAAAGTAGTTGTTCTTTTTTCACACTCTTTTTAAAAACTCTAGTGAAGATGTTTTTAACACCTGCATTATCAAAGTCTTCAAAAGGTTTATAATAATCTTCTAACATTACCAAAAGAAATTTCCACCACCACTCATTCCTAAACTCTTTGCATATCTAGGCAAATTACACGCCCAATAAGCAGCACTTGTTTTATCTTTTTGTTGAGCACATTTGTGCCTAGCAGCAAAAGATTTTCTTGCCTCAGGATCTTTTAACTTAACACTTAAACCAGTAGTGTCACCCCAAGTAACTTTCTTAATCTTATCTCCGTCTTTAACAAAGACATAAAACTTTTTAGGTCCACCTCTTTTAGGTTTATTAAGCGGTGGATCTTTTTCGTCTTCAGATACCTGTATAGGTACATCTAAAGGCACTTTTCTTTTTTCATACAGACCAAATTCACCAATATCTGTATTAAGTAATTCTTTATCAAAAGCAGTTAATTCAGTTAATAATCCTTCATTATATAACTCTCTTGCTTCTCTAAACAATTTGTAAAATTCTTCACTATGAACCCTATAAATGTTCTCGGCGAACGGTATATTGTTCTCTATATGATAGTGTACCGATTTTGATATTCTATCTTTATAATCTGAAAAACTTAACATTACAAATTCCTTATCATTTTAGATACAACTTCGGATAACTTTTTCTGCCATTCTTCTTTGTATCTTTCCTTATATTTATCTATTGTTTCACTTGAAGTTGCCCAATCGTTGACATCTTTTACAGAAATATCATCACTTATTGGTCTATTTACTACTTGATTTCCTGAAGTACCATCTACTGCTGGTTTGTATGAACCACCTTGATAATTAGGGTCATATCCGTCTTGTCCAGGCGTAATTGATACAGCGTGTTGAGCATAATCGTGTCCTATATCGTATGACTCTTTAATCTTATCATAGTTCTTTTTAAACCAAGCGTGTGCTAGTGTCTTATCTCTAGTCTTAAATACTTCTTTTCCATCACCGTTTAATACACTATATACTCCGTTTGCTGATGATACATAAGGTTTTTGTTTTCTTTCAGTAACCTCTCCGTACATCTGTTTAAATTTCTTTGTATGTACACTTGGTTTTGTCTTTGCGTCTTTATCGCCAGGTGCAGGATCATTGTCATTTTTAGTAGTATCTGTCTTTTTAAAATGATCTGCTCTTTTATTCTTTGTGTCTTTTGACATATCTTTGTAATACTTTTTAGGTTGTGTTCCGTCTTTTTTCTTAACATCTTTGTCTTGTGGCAACCTATCCATATCTTCTTTAGTAGAAACTGCTGTAAAGCCGTAATCTACATCTAAATTGTGTTCTCTCACTTGTGCCTCTCTATCTGCTGGATTAGGTAAACAATCCCATATCCACGCTTTGTGTAAATTGTTGTTGTTATCTTCTAGTACAATATAATTTGTACCTTTTCTTATCACTTTTCCATCTATATCTTCTTTGACATATTTAATTTTATCTCCTATATTAAAGATCATTTCTCTAATATATAAATCTCTAATTTGATTTTGTTCAAATTCTTGTAAGGTTTTTATCGGTCTAAAGTTAGTATCGTATTCCATACTTGCTACTAATCTCATTCCTTTTCTTACATCTTTAAATAAATCATCTGCATTTCTGTATGATGATGGTACACCTCTTTTGAAACTAGTAAAATCATCTTTACTAGCGGCATCCCTCATCTTACTTGCACTCATACCTGATACGCCTTCAGCGTCTGGATCTCTTTCACCTGCTGATAGTACATTGATATTATCAAAGTTATAATATCCGTGCCTACTTCTTACATCATTATACTTGTTAAGTATTGTTTCAAACTCTCTAACTCTATCACTACCTACGACCATAAAGATTTCAGTATATCCTTGTCTATGTAATTTACTTGCTATATCTAAAATCATATTAGTGTTATTGATTTCAATGTTTCTACTATATCTAGGAAACATCATTTTCATATGAGTTAGTTTTGTTCTAGGTGATAATGGATTCTTTTTAGGATCATTACTTCTACTTAAATATATTTTAAATGTATCTGCTCTGACACTTGCAACTTTATTAATTAGTTTTTCGTGTCCAGATGTTGGTGGATTAAATCTACCAAATGTAAATGCAATTGATTTTCTTCTCTTTTCATTTATACTTAAATCATCTATCTCTTTATCAGTTACCACACCATCATCTAATATCTTCTTACAATATTTGTAGAAAGTTATATAATGGTATTTCTCTAACATCTTATAGATTACTGCTTTAGGTAATCTATTTTTAATTCCAAATTGTCTTATTTGTTCAGGCGACATATCACTATCAAATGCTTTTCTTCTATCTGCGATAACTACATCACCTATTTTTATTATGTCTTCTATACTATCTTCTATTTCTTCTAACTTATCTTTTACTTTGTCTTGTAAATTTAAAACATCATTAGTTGTTAATCCTTTTAATTCTTTATAATCTATAATATCTCTTTTTAATTCACCTTTAATAACATCTATCTCTTGTACTTTTTTCTCAAAATCTTTTACATATAAAGAAGGATCAAATTCAAAATCTTCAGGTCTTTTTACAAATTTGTTTTTACCTATATCAAATACTGCGTCTGCCTTTTTATTCTGATCTTCGTAAGTTTGTTTATCTGTAATAAAATAATAGTTAATAGGATGTCGTGTGCCAGGTATTAGTTTACCATTTACACTATCTGGTGATTTAGCAGACAAATACTTTTGAGATAATCTTAATCTTTCTTCTTCTTGTTTTTCTTTTGGTACATCAAACAATACATTAATGTCAAGGTCAGCGTCATCTCTATATCTTCTAGTTAAGATAGAACCTATTAAAGAATAATCTAATATAGGATATTCTTTTTTAAATTCTGTAAATTGTTTCATAATCATACCTATAATTTCAGGTTTGATTTTAGGGTCTTTAGATTCTGGATTAGAGAATACACCTACAGCATAAGTCTGTCTAGGTATATCTATGACTGCCTCATCTTGTTGTTTATCTTTTAGATGTTTAAATATGTAATCTTTAAATCTCATATTCTTTTCTTTGCCTCTAACTCTCTTTTAATCCACGACATTGCAATTTGTGTTTCTGGTTTAGTTCTCAATCTACTTCTAATAAACCTTGAAGCAGTATTTAAAGTTTGTGTAACTAACTCTTTATCATCTTTATTGTTATCTACTATTAATAGTTTACTATGTCCAAATACTTTTTGAAACGCACCCATATTTGCTTGAACACCTTTCCAACTTTTTTGTACTATGTATTCTGGTATTGATCTACTTCTAGTTCTATTTCTTTCTAACGCAACTTCTAAACTTGTATTAACAAATACCATATAACAATCGTATCCAATATTTCTTAATAAATTATATTGTCTTTGTATTGAAGAATAATCTCTTGCTGTACTATCTATAATCATACCTAGTCTGCCTTTTAAATATTGATCCATTTGTTTTCCAACAAATTCTTTTGCACCTTGTCTAATTCTATCTCTAAAATATTTTTCTTCATCTGGCATTTTTAATGATAGATTTGCCTTTCTTAAATCTCTTTCAAATTTAACATCTGAATTAACTAGTTTTAAACCTGTACCTGCAAATGCTGATTGAGTTACAAAAGTCTTACCTGAACCAGGACCACCTGCAAGAAAAAATGCCTTGAAGATACCTGGATCGTAAACACCTTCGTTAATATAATCTCTAACTTCTTGTAAAGTTTTTTTCATTATCCTTTTACCCAATCTTTTGCAATAGTAAAGTTTGCTCTACTAAATTCTAATCTATCTACAAGTTTAACTGCACCTGCTTTTCTATCTACTGCAACAAATCCTTCTGGATTAGTTACTCTATAACCATTAGGTGTTCTAATAAAATGTCCTATTGATTGTATCTGTGATAGTTTTTGTATTAAAAAATTCTTTGCATTTGCTAAACTCACGTGGGAGGCAATAGCAAAATATAAAGTAGTTCTATTTCTATCTATAAATCTCAAACCGTCTTTCTTTGCCTGAATATATTTCTCTTTACCTTTAGCAGTTTTTCTATCACTAATCTCAGCAGTTAATATCTGATCGTAATATTCTCTAAACATATCTTGTAAAGTTTTAACTTTACCCATATGACCTTGTGTGTTTCTAATATAATGATTGAAAAATGCTTTTAACCTAAACCCTACTGATAAAGGATCGTTTGATTTCATTACATTTAATAAAGGCGCTGCCTTTGATAATGAACCTTGTGCCATTCTTATTAGTCCATCAAATCTTGCTAACTCTCCAGATGTAAATGTAGATGATCCTGAAGTATCGGTATAACCAGCACTTGCTAAATAAACTGCTGATGATCCTGACTTACCACTTATTGTACCAAACCCAGCAGTTAAAGATGACATAGTTTTGCCTGTATAGAAAGTATGAAATACTATTCCTATTCTTGCTCTCATTATTTGTCTGCCTAATTTTGATGATGTAGGTACTGCATATGTTATAGTATTAGGTGTAAAAGTAATCATCTTTTCACCATCAATAGCAGCAAGTTTTAAATCACCTTTAGTAAATAATAAATCACCTTGATAGACACCTCTAATACCTAATCTTTTTAAATCTCTTAAACAAGCAAGTAATTTATTTGCAACAGGACCAGAGTGATTTCTGCTTATGTCGCCAGGTGTATAATTGATTTTAGGTGTTTTGTTGAAGACTGATTTTGTACCGACAAAGAATTTGCCGTTTTCAGGATTTGTGCCACAGACTATAGCAGGAGCACCGTCCCACTTAACTGACATATTAACTCTTCCGCTAGAAGAACCAGCTAGCATATTTCTAACTGACTTTAAAAAATTTACTGCGTTTTCCCCACCTGCTGAACCACGATTAATTATATCGTCTTCTAGGTGTTCTAGGTGCGTATTCTTTTCTGTGGTAATAAAACCCTTAAAACTAAACATTTCTCTCCAATTTGTTCCATTAATATAATCACATTTTCCATATAAATCAATAATACTATTTATAATACTTTATCTCTAGTATATTTTAATAAAGAATCCGTTATTAGGATTGATTTTCTTAGCACCATTTATCATCTTATTCATAATAGTAGATAAGTCTTTTTTGTTTTTTACAAAAAAGTGCATTATTTTTAATCCTTGAATCTTCATAACCATATTTTCAGCAATACTTCTTTTAGATTTTGCAACTTCAATTAATTTTTTAAACTCTTTATAACTTATGTTTTTTTCATTTTTAACTTTTGATTCTTTAATAACGGTTTCATACATTCCATAAACTTCTTTACATTTATTTTCATCAAAATCTGAAAATGGTTTAGGTGTACCAAAATATCTTATACTATTAATTCTAGCGTCTTTATATAGACCCATAATATTATCAACCACTTTTGTAGAAACTTTTCCTAAACGACCTCCTGTTGGTGTACCATCAGATGTAATTTCAGTTTGTGCAACACCATAACTATGAGGAAATCCTCTAACTTGCATATTGATTTGTTTTCTTGTGTCTGTATTATTAAAAGTAAATAAACCTATTTCTTTACCTTCTGAAGTTAAGTTACAATTAAATTTTGCTATTTCAATATTAAAGTTTGCTACTTTAACCGTTCCTGGTATATTATTTTTATCTACATTTGCTCTGTCTGCTGTTATCTGTTTAAGAGAAATAGGATACATAATTTTTTTCTCATAAAGTTTATATATTTTATCGTTAAACATATTAACTAATCCTTCTGAAACATCATAAGTATCTACTATTTTTTTCAGATCGTCTGTTACTGATTTTCTTTTACTTTTATTAATTACAAAAATATCTGCTGGATTCCAGGAATCTTTTTTTGAGAGATTTGCTTTTTTTACAAATTTATCAATAGTAGATGTAAAATCTGATTTATCGGTAGCGTCGTGGATAATTTCATAGTTAGTTAAAGACCCTACAATTTTTACGACCGCTGGTTTTGTAAGTTGAAATGTGTTATACCAATCATCAAAAGCATCTGGATTTTTTTCAAATATAGGTTCTTTAGTATCTTTAGCAGTTTCAATTTTCTTTGATAAAGACATAACGGTTGCTAACTCGCCTGCGTCTGCTAATGCTTTACCTAAAACATTCCTTGATCCACCACCCTTACCTGAAAATGGTGCTTTATCTATTTCTGTAAATGTAAAATATTTTTTACCATCTGTAAATATAGGTGCAAACTTGCCGTTAGGATCAAGTATTTTACTATACTTTTGAAAATTTGTTTGTGCTTTTTCTAACATATCAATATCTTTAGTTTTTTTAAACTTGTAGGACTTGCCGCCTTCTACTTTAATTGGCGTGCCTTTTTTAATTTTCGCTACAATAGATACGATATATTTTGATTTAGGTAAATCTTTCCTTTGAAATAATGCCATAGTTCTCTCTCTATAACATATTTATAAAGGAGCGTCAAGCCCTATGCCAGAGAAACCTTGGTATACCACCGTTTAATTGCCAGACACGGTGTTTGTTTTGGAAGTCTGCTAATTTTTGTGCGTCTTCTTCAAAGAAGTATTCCGCAATAGTATTTCTAGTAGGTTGTTCTATTACTTGCCAGAGAATTTTACGACCTTTCTTTTTCATCTTAACTTTGTAAGATAGAGTATCATATTCTTTATCCGATTTAGGTTTTCTATCACCCTTATGAAATCTAACTCTTTGTTTTTTCGGCATTAGTCTCCTTTCTGTAATATGTATTAAAACTTACTACTATTCTTTCTGTACTCATATTCGTATCGTCACCTGAACCGTGTGCTAACCAACTCGGCCACATTAATAACAATCCTGGTTCGGGTGTAATACATATATCGTCATCACATTTAACATATATGTTATTAGGATTTTGAAAATATAATTTACTACTTTTGTCATCTACTTGTAAAAATATTATACCAGAGATAATTGAATCTGGATGCCTATGATAATCTAATTTACTATGTTCTCCTTGTACATTACACCAAGAATTACTAATTTCTAAACTAGGATAATAAAGTTTTTCTTCTACTCTATGTTTTACTGAATGGTGTCTATCTAAAAAACCTTTTTTTGGAGTAAAAGTTGATTTTGCATTACCTACAAGAGCAGGGTGGTCTGTTAAGTCTTCTTTCTTTATATCTTTTATTAAACGATCTATAGCACCGCCTTTTAAAAAATTATATTGGGCGTGTATATTGGTTGTAAAGGCATTTAACTTTATCATTTTTTATCCCAATAAGAATTAAATCCTATAATAATTCTTTCTTTACTTTTGTTTATTGTATTACCTGAACCGTGCATTAAAAAACTTGGCCACATTAATAACATTCCAGGTGAAGGTTGTATTTCTGTTACTTCTCCTTGCATAGAAGTAGGATTTTGAAAGACCAACTTACTACTATTCCAATCTACTTTTAGATATAGGATACCAGACAAAACTGAATTAGGATGATTGTGCCATTTTAATGTACTATTTTCTTTTTGTATAGTACACCAAGACTCTGCCATTCTTTGATTTTTTAAAGGCATTTCTTTAACTATTCTTTCTTCTAAATCTTGGTGAAAATCTAAAAATTGATTTTGACTTACACCAATAGATGTTTTAGCATTGCCTTTTATATAATCATAATCTATCAATGACTTTCTATCTATACTAGCACATATTTTATCTATTTCAGATTGATCTATAAAATCTTCTTTTAGGTAATAGTCTATTGTAAATAATGTTTTCTTATTCATATCCTGGTAATATCGCCTCACTAGATTTATTTTTCCAATCTTGGCTTGTATGTGTTTTATCTTTATGACAACCATAACAAAGTGTTTGTAAATTTGTAACCTGATTATTATTTTTATTGCCATCAATGTGGTCAACTTGTAGAATACTACCACCAATTACATTATCTTTTAAACCACATCTACAACAAAACTTTTTCTTGTGTCTTGTGTATTTGCCATTAGCGTAATTGTATGCTTCTTCATTATGTCTTTGACAATACTTTCCCCATTTTTGCTTGCCTGTTTTAGGATCACGGCCTTTATTTTGTTGACCTTTTCCACATCCTACTATACAACAATTTCCTCTTATTTCACTAACTGGCATAATTATACTTTAAAATCTGAAAATTTATCGTAAGGGTCTTTATCATTATTTTCAACTTCCGTACCTTTATCAACTATATTTTGTGCTGTGTTTTCTACATCATAGAGTTTCATTTTTGCTCTATCTACACCTATAATAAACGATCTATTAATACCTGGATCATTATATCTATTCTTTAATTGTTTAACTTTCATTTGTCCTAGTTGTTCTAGTTCCTCATTTGATTGTAAAGCAAACATAAAGTCAGCAGTTGCAGGCAAACCAAAAGACTCTGCCGTATCTTCTAAACCAATATCAGTTGATACATAACCAGTTCTAGTTGTTTGTGTTGCACTAAAGATTGGTACATTAAACTCAACAGCAAGACCTCTTAATTCTTCAGCAATTGCCTTGATAAAGAAATATGATCCTACATTGCCACCTTTAAATCTAGCACTAGTACATATGTTAAGATAATCTATAAAGACAACATCTGGTCTAAAACTTTTCTTTAATGATAGTTCATTAAACAATGCTCTAAAATGACCTGCGTGAGCAGACGCAGTTGGATATTCTTTGATAATTAATTTACCAGTTGATCTGTTTTTTACTTTTAATATTTTAGAATCATACAAATCTTTTGGTAAATGATGTAGGTCGTCCATAGATACATCTAATAAATTTGCGTCAATTCTTTCAGCAATTCTTTCTTCCGCCATTTCTAAAGTAATATACAATACATTTAAACCTTGTGCCAAATAAGCACTAGCACAATGACACATAAACAAAGACTTACCTACACCCGTACCTGCAAGAGCAATATTTAATGTTTTACTTGGTACACCACCTTTTGTAATTCTGTTGAAGTAAGATAAATCAAATTGATACTTCTTCTCTTTTGTATGATAAAATTTAAATCTGTCGTCTGCGTCTTCTATATAATCGTGCCCTATATGTTTATCAAAACTAACTGCTAATGCGTCTGCAAGAATACTAGGTATTGCCTCTTGTGTTCTCTTTTTATCTTTACCATCTAAAATTTTTATACCGTCTAATACTGCATTATGAACAGCACGATCTTTACAAAACTTTTCTGTTGTATCTAACAACCATTGTTGATCTATTTCTTCAGGACTTAATGAGTTGATTAACTCTTTTACTATTCTATTTTCTTCTTCGTTTATATCTTTACGATTGCCTAGTTCAATTAATATTGATTCTTTTGATGGCAGATTTTTATACTTCAATACAAAAGTATTAATTTCTTGGAATAAAATCTGTTCTTCTCTTTTAGTAAAAAAGATTTCGTTTATAAAAGGTAAAACTTTTCTAGTGTAATCTTCATTGAATATAAGATTTCTTAATATTGTATATTCTATTCTTTCATTATTCATAATTAAATGTAGTGTAGATAACTTCCTACTATATATTTTGGTTGTTCAATTGGTTTATGTCCTATATGTTTATAGTTCCACATAGGAGGAAACATTAATAATCTGCCAGTCTTTGGTTGTACTTTCATATCATATTCAGGAAAAGATGTATGACCACCTTCATTATCTTTTAAATATAAAAAGAACACAAGAAATCTTTTGGCACTAGCATAATCCATAACATCCACGTGTTCCTGAAATTCATCTACATTATTAACTTCGTATTTTTTAAAACGGATTTGTTCAAACCCAAATTTTTCTGGCCATTGTTTAACTTTATCTATCTTGTTATCTGTTATATACTTGTCAACATATGGTCTTAATGTTTTATATAATATATCAACATACTCTTGCCAATCTTCATTTGAATTAATATTAATTTCTGTAAAAGACCTATGACCTTTTAATTCTGTTTTCATCCATTGATGTTTTGAATCTTCAAACTTTTCAATCAAGTGTTGACATTGATTTGGTTTTAATACATCATCATATACAGAAATATAATTACTCAATTGGTTCTCCTTTTTTCAATTTTTCATCTAAAAATTCTATTAACATATCACCAATATAGTCTATAAACTCTTTATTGTCAAGGTCCGTTTCGTGTGGATTGAAAAGTATATCGTAATCAAACTTCATTGATCTGGTGCCGTCAGGATTTTCTTTTTCTCCAAATCCTACTTTACCATATTTAAATATAACACCTTTGTACGGTGGTTGTAATAACTTTATACAAGTAAAGTCATCACCTTCTTTCTGTACAAAAGCGTATTTTTTATTCTTCGTCTGATCCGTATGTGAATTTTCTTTTGGCATATTCATCAATCTTATCTAATGTTTCCTTTGTATAATACTTGTCAGGATTCTCATTGATTGACTTACCGAATACTTTTGAACCATCAGGCATTTCGTATCTTGTAGATACTTTTTTAAATACACCTGCTTGTTCGCCAAGTTCTAATAAACCATAGTGTTTATCTAGTCCTTGTTTGTATGTAAGTCTTACATCTATTTGAGCATTTTCTTTTGTTATCCGTGATTTATAATTTTTACAATGAATGATATTACCAACTACTTCGGTACCGTCTTTTTCTTTTCTCTTACCTAGATAGATGATTGATGAGGCAGCGTATTTCAAACCTGAACCGCCACCCATTTCTTTTTGTGGGAACATAGAACCAATAACATCATAAGTGTGATTGGTCATAATCATAGGCACATTTGCCTTGCCTAATTTAAGTGTTAAAACTCTAAATGTAGATTTGACTATTTGTGATCTAGTCATATCTCTTGTTTCTTTACCTTCTGCTGTGTCTGTCATTTCTTTAGTTGTAGATAACATACCTAAACTATCTAATACAAACATTAAAGGTTTTCTTTTATCCTCTGGTTGTTCCAGATACTTGTCTAAAATTTTTATTGATTGTGTTCTAAATTCTTGTACGGTTGCAACAGGCACTACAACCATTCTTGTTGAATCAACACCTCTATTCTCAATCATATCTTTTGAGATAGCACTTTCTGATTCAAAGTAAATTACGCCTGCGTCTTTATCTGTATCTAAAAAATGTTTTACAATTCCTAATGCAAAGAAAGTTTTACCTGTAGCGGCCTCACCTGCAATAGCAGTAATCTTATTACCTGGCATACCACCATAGATACTACCTGATAGTAAAGCGTTAAATGAATACGAACCTGTATCAATAAAACTTGTTACATCTGCCGAATCAACACCATCACTAACTAGTGAAGCATATTCATTACCTGTTTCTTTAATTATGTCTTTTAGAAAATTGTTCATATTCTTTCATCTCCTCATCATTGTAAGATATTGTATACCATTTAATACCTAGATCATAACACACTTTCTTAATATTGTCAAGCTCCTTAGCAGGAAAATGATGTGTCATTGTTTTTTGTTTATTATATATCGTAATCATCATTTAATATATTAGGCACTTCATTAACTTTTGATTTTGCTCTCAATACAACCTTTCTCGCTTTTGGCGATAGTTTAGTTGAGTCTAATTGGTTTTCACTCCATAGTCTGTATTTAGGATCCTCTGGTACCCAATCTGCTGGTGGTTCTTCATATTCGTGTGGTTGTATTTTATTCCACAACATTTCTTTAACTTCATCAATATGTACAGGACCAAAGTCATTATAAGTCCTACCTTCAAATCTTTTTGCCATAGCAAAAATTTGTTCTTTGTTGTATTGTACTTTTCTTTGATAGTCCCAATACTCTTGTTGGGCATTGTAATCTTTTTGTTCTATTGCCATCATAATATTTATTCAAAGAAACTATCTAAAGTACCTTTTCTTGCTGTGCTAAATAAATCAAAATTTTTATCTTTAGAAAAACACCAAACATTTTCTATAAATGTTTTATTCATAAACTCTTGCTTATCTTTTTCTGTTTCAAATAATTTATCTGATTTAGGTCTTTGCATTATTCTCATACCTATTTGTCCTATAAAATTATCTTTTAACATATCAACAACTTCATCACAACTTCTATATCTTTTACCTTTGACTTGTGGATCCATAATATTAATTATAGTATGTTTTGATCTTTCAAAACATTTTTTAGATACAGGTAAAAAGAAATCATCACGCCACTTCTCGTACTCGTTGAATTTAAACCACGATTGATTTTCTTCTTTCTCACCACCTTTATTATATTCTTCAGTAGAAAAATATGGTGGACTTGTAAATGAACAATCAATATCTTTTATTTCATCCCAAGGTAAATCTTCAGCACCACAATTATATATCTTAACCTTTTTAGGTTTAGTTAAGAAACTATTATATACTTCTATCTGTTTCATATATTGTTTGTAAGTATTAGGGTTAGGATCACATCCTATATACTCCTCAGCGTCCGAGGCAAAGAAGCCAGCAAGTCTATCTCCCCATCCACAACTTGTGTCTAAAACTCTTTTTGCATTGGTTAATTGGTAAATTGTTTTAGCAACATTAGGTTTAAATTGAGTTGCAATATATGTGCCTAATCTAAATGCACTTAAATAACTTGCTTCAGATAATTCGCCACCTCTTAATTCTTCTTTACCTTCAACCATAACCTTTTTCATATTGTTAATACCTCGCCATATAGGACCTAGACAACGCCATATATCTTTTGCAGTACCATTGTACCATACATCTAAAGGTGATTTGAAACTATAACTAGAACAATTTAATCTTAACTCTTGGTGAAAATAATTAGATACACTATTATAAGTTGATGGTGCGTCTATGATACCTAGACCATAATCTTTATAATTATATTTGTAGTCATCATATTTCTCCTTAACATTATTGTCATTAAGTTTACAATATTGTGTAGTGTCTTGTTTCTGTAAATCGTAAAATGAAGTTCTTACATCATCTAAAGTTATTTTCTTTAGAGGAAATTTAGGTCTATTCTTCTCAATGTATTCTGCTAAGTCTAATCTAAATTGTTCTTTGCCAATTTCATTTGTCATTCTCTCAAAAGAGAGTTGATCCATAATAGGCAATCCGTTTTCGTTAGCGTAATTACTTAATGTCATATTCAAAATTTTGTGTTTCTTCGTTTATATGTACTTGTTTAGCACCGTTCTTAATATGAAAGTGTGTTGCCATAGGTGTTAATGGTGATAGAGTTACAAGTCTTTCCATCTTGTTTTTCTTTGCCCACTCGCCTAATTTTTTTACTATCTCTTTACCTGCACCTCTTTTACGAGACCATACCGTATATGCAATGGCACATTTGCCATCTTTTACTCTGGACATATAATCCATTTCTCTAACGGTGTAAGGTACTTCAGGACAAAATGCAACGCAAATAATTGCTTCTATCTCATTTTCATATTTTAATCCAAAGATTTTTCTACCGTTTGTAATTCTAAAACCTAAAGTTAATTCAGGTCTAACAGGATCCTCAGATACATCTATGTTGTCAAGTTCTACTAACTCGGTACCTTTTACCCATTTAAAAAAATCGTTTACACTATCTTTTAATATCTTCATTATTCCACTTTCTTAATAACCATACTATAAATGCGTAGATCATTATAACATAAAATATTGCTAAAGTCAATTCCATTTTGTTACCTCATTTCCCCATACATCCCAACCAGGAAAACTCTCTCTAGCAAACAATTCTATTCTTGGTAAATCACCACAAAGTTTGACTATATCATTTCTGATTCGATCTGGTTTTCTGCTATGTTCTCGTCTTTCACTTACAACTAGTCTATCAACATTACCACTTTCTCTTTTTGGTTTTCCTTTAGTTGCTAATATACAAGTTTCAGTATTTGCTCTAGTCCAATAACCTGGTCCTTTAAAGTAATAATTTTTAATTCTATCTTTATTAGTCTTCACCCAGGTAAATCCTACGGTCTTATACTCAAAACCCCATTTCTCAATTATAGGTATTTGTTTATGTAATAATGGATCAGTACACCACATAAACAATACACAATCTTTATCTGCAATATCACCTACTGGTAAATTTTCTATATCTTTCATAGTCATTGTTTTATAATGATTTGCTGGATTAGTTTGTGCCTTATCATTATTCCAATTTTGAAAATGCCAAGGTGGGTCAGCGTATATTATATTATATTTCTTTTTAATATCCATAACTCATTATAAAATATCTCATCAATAAACATATGATTATAAATCTAGGTATTGACCAATCAGTTTTCATTGCTAAAAATCCACCTGTTGCAAATCCCCAATGTAAACTTATTGCAATTATCAATGTTACTTCTATTATATTCATACACTCTTTATAAAAATCATCTTCTTGTTTTCGCCTGTAGGTTTTACATACAATTCTTTTAATTCTTCTTTATTATGCCACTTCATAGATACTGACTCGTGTTTAGGTAAACCTGCAGTTTCTCCACAATAATTCCAGTTGTCTGCTTTATATACTGCACCGTTATTGCCACCTGCAACAAATGTAATTAAATATTTAAGTTCGTCATTATACTTTTGTTTCCAATGTAGTGGTGCTTGTCTTCTTAATTCTTTTAATATTTGTGTACCTGCGTTCTTAATCTTTTCTCTCATACAAAAACGCCAGTTATTAGCAAATGAATTAAAGTTATTTTTATATTCTTCTTTTTTCATCTTAACATAATTAAGTATATCTTTTGGTGGTGGATATACAGATGATCCTATACCTATCATACCTACTGGTTTCCCTTCATTAAAAACAATCCAATCAATTCTTCTACCAACAGATTGAGTTGATGGCACATAACTATGAAACTTTTGTATAGTTTCTTTAACATATTCTTTTGCGTTGTCATCATTAACTACTCTTAATTCTATCATTAAAAAAATGCCTCTAAACTTGCCTTTGGTTCAGGTGTCCACCCTATTGGTTGTAATATAAATCTAATAGGATCAAGTAGTGTTTTTTCAAATTGTAATTCATAATCAACATACTCTTTTAATTTAAACTCTTTAGGTAGTTCAGTTACATAACTAATTACATCAAACTTAAATGGATTTGCCTCTAGCAGTTTAACAAATTTAATCTTATCACCTTCTTGTATCAACGGATATTTCTTTTCTAATCCAAATTCTTTTATTTGATGATTATAAATTAAAGCACCTTTCACGTGAATAGGTGTACCTTTGATAAACACATCACTAGAAGAATAATATTTTTTCATATTATTACAACTTCTAGGAAACGATACTGCCTCAGCAGGTAGGTTTAAAAATTCTTCTTTAGTTTCTTTAATAAATTTATGTAAATCACTTTCTTGTTTAGACATTATAATCTTAATTGATTCTTTAATTTTGCCTCTACAATATTCAGGTGTTGATGATTTAACTGCCTCAATACCCATAATCTTTAGTTTAGGTTCGTCAAATGTAATACCTTCTTCGTCTAATACATTTAACATATATCTTTTTTTAGCAGTCCATATACCTTTGTCAGCAATAACTTCTCGTTTCATTACCATTTTGTTTTTAAATGCGTTAGTATATTCTGCTAATTGTTTGAAACACTTATCTAGGAAAGGTTCTATTCTACTTTCAACAACTTTGTTTAGAAACTTTAATGTCTGTTCTTTTGTTTTATCTTTACATACTTGTTCAACAAGTTTATCCATTGTAAGATAAATTGAATCTGTATCAGACGCCACAATATAATCTATCTTATCGTGTGTCTTTAATATCTTATTCATATATTCATTTACATTTTTCTCTATGAAACGAATAACAAATTGACCTGCAAGTGTAATTGCCATTGCCTGTCTTACATCATAATATCTAAAGTATTGATTACCGATGGCACCGTAAGCACTATTTAAGGCAATCTTCTTTGCCCATTGTATATTATGACAACGAGATATTTCTTTTGTTAAATTAGGATCTTTTGTTTTGTTATATTCTTTTTTCGCCTCTAACATTTTTTTCTTATAATATACACGATCATTATACATCTTACCTAATAGTTTAGGTAAAAAACCTTCACTATCAGTTTTGAATAATGCGCCATTGGGTGTTATCGTTGCACCTTCAGTTTTAAGATATGTTAGAGGCGTTGATTCGTTCAACATCTTATTCACCGTAATCCCATTTGATTTCATACCAATAATTTTTTCTGGAGAAATATTATACTGCATAATCAAATGTGGGTATAGTGAGTTGATGTCAAACGAAACAATCCAGTTGTGCATACCGACCAATGGGTCTTTTACATATGCACCAGGATACTTTTCATCTTTTATATTATCTTCTTTTGGTGGAATAACAATGTTATCTTTACGCAAGAAGTTATAGATTAATGTATCCCAAAATCTAACTTGTGAAAATACATCCTGATAATTAATCTTTGCCTCATAGGACATATTTAAGATTAATTCAATTAGTTTTAATTTGTCTTCTAGTTGGTCAACTATCTCAACATCTTTAATATTGTAATCTACAAACGATTGAAAGTCTTTAGTATACCATTCTCTAAATGTATCATAAGGGTTAGAGTCTTTTGCTAAACCTAATTCTACTTTACCGATATGATCTAACTTATAACTCTCTTGTCTTACTGGTATAAACTTTTTATATAAGTCAAGGTAATCTAGCATTGCAATACCATATAGATCATAATACAATTGCGATCTACCTCTTACCGTTATTTCTTCGGTGCCTACTAGATTCCAAGGCGATAATCTTCTTACAACTTTTTCATCTGTAAGTAATTTAATTCTATTACATAGATAAGGTAAATCAAAAAACTTTGTATTCCAACCTGTGATTACATCTGGATAGTTTTTCATCCAAAACTTCATAAACTCCATAATCAAAGACTTTTCATTTCTACATTTTATATAAGTTATATCTGATCTATTAGTTTTATAGTCGCCTGTACCCCAAGTTATAATCTGTTTGTTAGATTGATTCTTAACCGTGATTGCTAATAATTCTTCTATTGGATTTTGTACATCTGGAAAACCGTTTTCGGCAGTACACTCTATATCAAGTGTGAATATTTTTATATGATCTTTTGACCATTCTATATCTTCAGGATAATTGTCAGCAATATATTGATATTGATAACGATCCATACCAAAGATAGGTGCATTATCTGTATTATAATTTCTTTTAAAATCTCTTGCTTTTTTGATACTACCGAATTGAATTGGTTTTAAATTTTGACCTGTTAGTGTTTTAAATTCTGTTTGTTGTTGTGAGATAGCATAAAGAGTAGGACTATAATCAATCTTCTCTTTAAACTCTTGTCCATTGTGTATACCTCTAACAAGAAGTTTGCCGTGATGTTCTATTACTGATTTATAAAAGTTCATTATCTCTTAATCTCACCGTTAAATTATCTAATTCTTTTGTCAATTGTATTTGACAACTTAATCTACTTACACCTGGAATATAACCTCGTTCATATTCTAATAATGATTGTTCTAAACCATTTTCTTTTATAGGAAGAATATGTGTCCAAGCATTACTTAAATGTATATGACAAGTAGCACACGCCATATTGCCACCACAATCAGCAGGGATTTCTTTTAAGTCTGCCTGCTTTGCTGCCTGCATTAAAGTGGTTCCTTCTTCTACTTCAACACAGACTTTATCATTATTTGTCCGTATAAAGTTAACCGTTATCACTTCTTTAATGTTGGTATATTCGTTTCTGTTATTAAACTTGTTTTAGGTGTTAATATCTTACTTGTATTTGCTTCATAAGATTTTAATATCTCATCTTTAGGATCAGACATAAAAACAATTTTATCTTTAGATAAAGTAACCGTATCTCTTTTGCCATACGCATTATACAATGACATCATTAAAGATATTGGTTGTCCTGGTGCTGATTGTTGAGGTATTATTACGAAAGGATTTTTTAGACTAATCCCTTGGTCGTTCTCACCTACTTTAGCAATTACATCTTCGCCAGTAGAGAGTCTTAATATTTTCACTTCTTGCATTATATTTCTCCTTATTGTTATAATATAGTTATATCATACATTGACGCCAATGTCAATGTTATTTCTTTTCAAATCCAACTTTGTCTTGTTTTCCTTCTTTTTCAATAGGTCTTAATCGTTTACTTAATACAAAAGTTCTATTAGGATTAACAGCAACATTCATCTGTCGCATTAAATCTCTATTAACTAATAAATCTGAACCTGATCTAGGTCTACTATCTAATCCTACTTCTATATCTGGATATGTAAATCCATTAAATGTAAGTGCCATTTTTACGGTAGGTCTTGTTTCAGATGGTTCGTTAGTTGCATTTGATCTGAATACTTTACTTACGCCAAATTTAGGTTTAGTATAAACTTTACCATTGTATTTCCATTTTACAATTTTGCCTTTAGATTCTATTATTTCATCTGCGTGTAAAGCACACGCTTCAGAACCATTACCTGTATCAAATTTAACTCTAACTTTTCCTAACTCATCTACATCCATAGTTTCTAACCAACCACATTCTATAAGTGATTGTCTATCCCAATGAGTTCTATCTTCAATCCAATCAATTACATAAGACATCATAGTTTCACCATCTATTCTGCCTGATGGTTCTGGATCAGAATAATAATCTTTGTACTGATAACCTTCATAGTCAGCACCTGATCCTGGACTTCCGTTTATTTCTAATACATAAGGTTTATTTTTATAAACTATGTGATCTACTCCACACATATATGCTCTGGATAATCTAGCAGTTTTTAAAACTAATTCTATTTCTTCTTCACTTAATTTGTATGGTTCTGCTTCAGCACCTCTATGTGTATTTGATCTAAAGTCATAACTACTATGAGTTCTTTTTGTACTTGCAAATATTTTATTATCTACTACAAAAGTTCTTACATCAAAATCAGTTTTCATATATTCTTGTATTAACATTTCTGCTTCTAGTTTCCACATTGCTTGTACGGTTGCAACAAGACCTTCATAGTCATTTACTTTTATTACACCGACACCTTGTGTACCTGTTAATGTTTTTAATATGACAGGAAACTTACCACCGATTTTATCTAATGCAGTTTTTAAATTCTTTTCGTTTGATACATACGCTGTTCTAGGTGTAGGTATACCAAACTTTTCAAATAATAATGCTGAAGTTAATTTGTTATCACAAGTAAGCATTGCCGCTCTTGTGTTTAACATAAATGCTTGTGAGTTTTGAAAGGCAGATATTAAAGATAAACCACCTTCATCTTGTAACGCACCACCTCTACAAATACAAACGGTATCTTTACCTATGAAAGTGTGTTTAGCACCTTCACCATCAAAGTTATATACCGTTAATGTATTTTTATCTTCGTCTTTATCTGTTATGATTGAAGTTTTTGTATTTACTATAATACACTTTATGCCTTTTTTCTTACACGCTTTTGATATAAGATCAGCAGTTGTATTTTCTTTAGGGTCGTCTGAATCTGCTATTGTAATAATAGCAACCGTAATAGGTTTCTTTTTACGCTCTAAATCTTGTTCTACAAAAAATTCTTTAAACTTTGGTATTTGCATTTTCGCTATCTTCGTTTGTGACCTTTTTTCCTATATTATATTTAGCAGATAAATTCCATTCTTTTTTCTCTTTGAATGGTAAAACTTTTATCTGACTCAAAGGCGCCTTGTTATTTGCCTCGTCTTTGTTAACTATATCAATTAGGTTCCAGTCTTGTAATAAAATAGCGATTGTGTTTCTTCTTTGTATATCATTTTCAACTAAAGTTGCCTTCTTGCCATCTAAAGCAAAAAGTTCTTTAAAATGTACGATATAGTATTTACCTTGTTTGTGTAATATATGGCACGATTGAAATAATGTCTTATCTTTTCTACTTGCCACACCAATTCTTGTAAGGGTTTCTCTAACTTTTAGGAAATCGTCAGGTTGTTTTATGGTGACCTCTAACATACTCTCTGGCGACCATTGTATTTCTTCACTCATTTTCTTCTCCCACCTTTATATAAGGTTTCTTTAATATGTTCAATTTGTTTTGTTGTGAGTATGTTCAAAGCCTCTCTTGCTTTTTCATTACTATAACCAAAATACTCTTTAATATACTCTATGTCTTTCAATTTGGTCTGTTTTAACCATCTACCACCAAACCGTTTTTTCTTTCTAACACTATTTATTAAAAACTGAAATTGGACCTGATTATCTAGGAAGTGATAACCGTTCATTTCATTTGCTTGTGGAAGAGTATCCCAAAACATAGATAAACAACGATTAATTATATACGCTGGATATTTCTTTATCCAGGTTTCGTCTGATTTCATCAAGTCTTCTTTAGACTCATTTATCGCTTTTAGGTAATCTTTTAATTCGTATGCCATTATTTGTTGCGTCTGTTATGTCTGCCCATATACCAATCACCTGGTTCGTAATTATATCTTTTACCGTGATGTCCTCGTATATCCGCATACCACATTCGCAATTTGACTATGCAAGTTCGCCAAAATGTTCTTCGTGCCATTGTATCCTCGTTAATTGTGTTATTTAAATTTGCAAGTCGCCATTATTTCAGTCAAACAAGCAACCATATTTATCTCTTGGTCTGCTACAAATGCTGATTTATATTGGTATCCTGCTAATAAAAGTATTGCTTGAGGTACGGATTGAGGTTGTAGGTAGTCTTTAGATGATTCGTAAATCATTCTGAACAAGTCTGTTGGTTGTACACTTAAATTGTTTACGACCCATTTTCTAGTTTCGTTAAAGTCTTTTTTCTTCAAAGACGCAAATAAACTCTTAATATCTGCCTCTTTTTGATTAAAGAATATACCACTATCAATCTTACCATTTACTGAATATCTTTGTAATTCATTGATAGTTTTTCTGAAATCTGGAAAGTGCTTCTCAATTAGAGTTGCTAAGACTTTCTTATCATATGGTACTTTGTTCTCGTCAAGTATCATACCTAATCGTTTCATTAATGATTGTGCTGATTTTAGTTTCTGACCATTGACTATTTTAAAGTCAATTTGAGTTAATCTACTTCGTAATGGTCCAATAAACTTGTAAGGATAATTACAAGTCATTATAAATCTACAATTTTCAAAAAATGTTTCAATGAAATTACGCAAAGCAGGTTGTACTGACTCAGCATTCATATAGTCTGCCTCGTCAATTATGACTACTTTGTGTTTAGATTCGGTATTGAAAGATACGGTTGACGCAAAATTTTTAATCTTGTTTCTTAATGTATCAATATGTCTACCTTCATCTGAACCATTGATTATGATATAATCAGCGTTTAGTTGTTCACATAAAGCACGAGCAACGGTAGTTTTACCTGTACCTGCCGTACCTGATAACAACATATTAGGTATTTCTTTTTTCTTTAGAAACTCTAAAAATGTCTTTTTAGTTTGTTCTGGAAGAATACAATCCTGTATTGTTTTAGGTCGGTATTGTTCAACCCATAAAAAATCTGCCATTTAGAACCTCCTTAAAATTCAGAGTCAGGTTCTAATGCGATCCAATACTTAACAGGTTTGTTCCTGTTTACAAAATGACTAATCTTTTGTTGAGATATTGCAACATCATAGTCATCACCAATAATTTTTAAGTTTTCTGCTTTGAAATAAGCATTAAACTTCTTATCAGTTTCACCTATGATTTCAGAATAATCATTTGAAGATTTGTTTTTCTTATCTGTAGCAACCAATTTAATGTTTTTGCCATCACCTACAACTGCTACATCTGGTAAATTTAGTGTAGTAATTGCTCTTTGTAATCTAGCAAAGTCTTCTTTTTTCAATGTAAAAGATACATACTGATCTGGCATATTGATTGCTTTTGTTGGTGCAACAATAACTGATTTGTCAGCAAAGAAATATTTAATTGATTGTTTATTATTTGCGGATGCTATAGTTACATTTGATCCACCATTAAATTTTAAAGCAGGTTTTTCAAATAACTCAACTGCTCTTAAAAATTCTGGTAAGTCATATATAGCAAACTCACTATCAAACTTCTCCGTCACCTCTGCTTCTGCCAAGATGTTTTTCATTGTGGAGATTGTTTGAATTGTATTTCCAGGTTTAACTAGAATATTCTGGTTAATATCTGAAAAGTTTTTTAACACCGATAAAGTGTCTGTTGTTATGTTCATAATATATTCACTCCTTCATTAATATAATAGACTTCATCTTATCACAAACAGGCGAGGAAGTCAATGCTGCCTCGCCTATGTGCGTTTAAACTACTTGATTTTAATAGTTCTTGCCTTCTTATGTTCTGGAATTACTCTCTCCATAGACACTATTAGAAGACCATCTTTCAGTTCAGCACCTTTGATTTCTACCTCATCAGCGATTGTGAAAGACTTTGTAAACATTCTTTTAGCGATACCTTTATGAAGTACGCCATCGTTATCCTCAACTTCCTTTTCTTCTTTGTCTTTTACAGACTTGATAGTTAGGATGCTGTTTTCAAACGATACATCTACATCTTTTTTACCATACCCTGCAAGTGCCACTTGTATATCATAAGTGTACTTACCTGTCTTAATTATGTTGTATGGTGGATAGTTAGGAACATTTATAGAATCATATTGATGATTGAACATTGACTCAAAGTGGTCAAATACATCATCAAATCCTACTGATAATGGTCTTAACTGATTAAAAATTGAAATTGCTTTATTGGTCATAAAAACCTCCTTTGTTTAAGCGAGTTTCATTTTGTAGAACCCATTATGGCGTTCTATTATTATTTATATAATCATTATTATATAAATGTCAAGCCACTTTTTTGTTTACGCAGTAAGTGGCAAACCTGCGTTTTGCGACACCGACATAATTTTGTCGGATCTTTTGCGTGAGGACTTACGAATAGCCTCAACATTATATATTTATATCACCAACGCAAAACTCTTAATATCCTCTTAATCGTTCTAATTTTTTCTTTAATTTTTTAACATTAGCAATATTCTCTTTCTTTTTTCTTCTCTTTTTAGCAGAAGGTTTTTCATAATATTGTCTTTCTCTTAACTCTTTTACTATGCCTTCTTTTTGGACTTTACGCTTTAACACACGCATAGCCTGTTCAACATTGCCTTTTCTAACTTCAATAGTTATACTCAAATCTTAACACCTCCCTTCATCATAATGGTATCATACAATTACTACAAGCGAGTAATTCCTTTAAAATGCCTGTTAATAAAACTGCTGATAATATTGCATTTAAAAATATCAATGCCCTATCGTGCCATAAAAATCCTACTAGTAACCAACCTACCGTACCCATAAAACTAAAATACAAATCAAACATATGTGATACATCTGCTGCTCTAAAGCAAACAGCAATCATTAACATAATACTTGCAATCCATTTTATATACCAAGATAAGTCACCTTTAGGTGTTATCTTCTTAAAGACTCTTGTAGAGTTTAATTCTTTTATCTTATCATCTAATTTTTTATATTGTTCTTTTACCATTGAAATACATTCGCCATCATAATTAATATTAACATACCAGGTACTACTATACTTAACGGCCAGAAATCTAGTAATTCTTTCCAACCCATTTTATCTTGTTTACTTTTATTTTTCACTTCTTTTTTTATCTCTCTCATTAAGTTATTAATAGGTTCACCTTTTGAAAAATTTGGAAAACCTAATTCTTCACACATCATAACTTGATTATAAACTTGATGTAGTGTTTTCTTTTTTAAAGTCAAAGTGATAGTCCCTTTAAGGTCAGGCGTCTTTTCAGACGCCTTTCCTGGACTAACACTATGATTGATAGATTTAGATAGCATTGGAATCATCTTCCTCGTCATCTGACTCACTATCATTGTCTTCTATTTGTGATTCAAGTTCCGCCTTTTTCTGCGACTCAATTATTTGGTCAGCAGAAGCACCAGCGTCAACTTTAGTATATAACTCCACAAAAGAATTTTTTGTATCATCATCAAATCTATTAGTACACATTGTTATAGACTTCATCTTATTATTAAAGATGGCATATGCCTGTGTAATATGTACAAGTCTTCTTGTAGATATAATCTCGTCAACACCACCGTCAAAGTAGGTTTTTCTAATTACATCTGCCCAAGTAGTTAACTTGTCAATAAATTTGACATCTGATTTACCATAAGATTTTAAAGTATTATTTAAAATCTTTTTTTCAATCGCAACAGAAGGATATTTCTGTTCAAAAGTTACTGGAAATCTTTCCAGAAACGCCTCGTTAAGAACATTAGTACCGATAAACTTGCCGTCTTCGGATCCTTGCCCTTTAGTATTGGCAGTAGCGATTACATTGAAACCAGATTTAGGTTGTACCCATTTGTTAATCTTCTTAACAAAGATACCTGAACCTTCAAGGACTGGTTGTAAACACATTATCTTATTACTTGCAAGGTCAATCTCGTCAAGTAAAAGAACAGCGCCTCTCTCCATTGCCTCAATGATCGGACCATTAGACCAAACCGTTTGTCCGTCTTTAAGTCTGAAACCACCAAGCAAATCGTCCTCGTCTGTTTCAATTGTTATGTTAACTCTAATTAGTTCTCTTTTCAAATCAGCACACGCCTGAGTCACCGCCAGAGTTTTACCGTTACCAGAGAGACCAGTAAGAAACACAGGATAAAATCTATTAGATTTAATAATTGATTTTACATCTGGAAAGTTACCGAAACTTACAAAGTTTTTATCCTTGTTAGGAACAACATTGTCCGTTAGAGTAGAAACGATATAAGCCGCCTCTTTTTTAGTTGTAGGTTTTACAACTTTCTCCATAGTAGTTGGTTTTGAAACATCTGTATCTGAACCAGATGGCATTTTGAATAGACCTTTTGAAATTTTAAGGTCTTTATTAGACACTAACCATTGTGGAAAAGAAACTTTGTGTTTCTTCTCAACTTCAACAAGTTGTGTCCTAGTGATTTCTTTAATATCACCAAACTCTTTATAGCATAGTTCTATAAAGTTTCTTTGTTTATCATTTAACAACATTATATTAGTCCTTTCTCAATTGTTGATAAGTATAGGCTATCATAGATCGACTCTAAAGTCAAGCAGTAATAACCTTTGTTTTTATTGATGTTTTTGTCCATATTATGCAACCTTCTCAATAAATTTGTTTAAAAGCACTCTGGAAGTGATTCTTCCTTTCATACTCTTACTGAATAAAGATTTAATCTTACCAGTTTTCATAGTATCATTAATACCATCTAAATCAGTATTCTCAACTTTCATATCTTTAGCATTAACAATATAATAATCATCATAACCTTTTTGAGGTACAGCACATACCTTCTCTTTATTAAATTTACTTCTATTCTGTAAATAAATTTGTTCTCTTTTAGTATAATCTCTTATATGTTGAGGTCTAAAATACATATCAGTTTCCCACCTTCTTATTCTTTTAACTAGATAGAAACCAATAGTAGTAATATTGTGGTAATTTCTTAACATATTTAATAGAGTACCTGTAATACCAGTTGATCTATAACCATAAAATTCATCTTTAACGGAATGATATTTCTTTTTATATATCATAACATCTGTACTACCTTGATTTTCAGGATGTGTACCAATCATTTGTTTTGATTCTGGATCATATGTCATTGTTTCTGAACAACCATAATTACCACCACCATCAGTTAAAGTAATTAAATTCATTTTTTCAATCTTGTATTTGTTTTTAAATAAAGGTACTAATTTTAACATAACAATTAATGCCTCATTTAAAGGTGTAGAACCTAGATAATACTCACTAGGTATATGTACTGATTCAGGTCTATCAAAAGCAAACGGATCTCTATTACTTCTCCAACAATATCTAGTTTCATAATACAATGCCAAGTGATATAGATACATTAAAGACTCATCTAATTTTTGTTTTTTAAGTTTATGACTTGCAACATTAACTAGTTTAATTTTATCTATTCCCATATCACCGTGTTTGTATTTAAAGTTTTTACTTCTTCTACAAGAATAATCTTCATCTTTTTTATCCATTTCACTAGAAAAGAAATATAACTCAAAAGGTATATTTGTTTTTTGACAAAATGATACTAATTGAATTGTTTGTTGTACCGTTTTAAAAATGGTATCACTCATACTACCTGACCAATCTAACAACATCATCATACCGTGGTTTTTAGCGTCTGGTAATATAGTTAATCTTTTAAATATATCTTCATTAAATTTATAACTATGTAATTTAAGAGGATCAATAGTACCTGTTTTATCTTGTGTTGATCTCTTATAAGCAGTTGCCGCCTTTTTCATTTCAAATTCTTTAACTAGATACATTATAGTTTTTTTAGAATCATTAATAAACTTTTTATATTCTTTTTTAAGATAAGGTAAATATGTCTTAGCAGTTGCCTTATCAGAAATAAATGTTGCTTTCATATCATTAATAAAATCTTTATTTGAATGGATAACTTTATCTAATATAGGTTCTGGAATTGATCTATAATAATAACTATTACTTGTATCTAATAATTTTTCTTTATGACCTTCAAAGTGATTATTAGTAATAGATGAAAGTGGCATATCACCACCAGCACCTACTTCACCACCACCTGAATTATTGTCTTCATCTTTGGCAGTCTTATCACCTACAGCAGGTTTATCTTGTTTTGATTCTGATTCTGTTTTACCTTCTTCGCCGTCTTGTTTATCTTTAGACTCATTATCTTTATTATCATCTTTGTTACCATCACCATCAATATCTTTACTATCTTTTGAATCGTTTTCTTTATTCTTTAAATCATAGTTTTCAACTAATATGTGATTATCAAAATCAGGTAATTTTTTCATCTTCTTAACTTCTTTTTTCTGCCAATCTAATAGTTCTTTAGCAAGTTTAACTACATCATTAAAAGTTTTTAATGCGTCAACTCTTTTTAACCATATACTATCAGCAGTTGAAAAGTTAAATAGTAATTTTTTTGAAGACTTATAAAAGATATTAATTTTATCAATTAACATTAAGTCTTTATCATAATCTTTATCTTTAAGACCAAAGAAATTTTGTCTGTTAAGTATTTCAAAACCATTTAGATAGTTATTGATAACACCTGGATATTTCTTTTGTATTTTTGCGTCAATTCTACAATCTTCTAATACATTAACATATGATCTTAACTCATTATCATCAGCAATTCTTTTCCAACCATTAGTCGGTGTAAATAAAGCGTGAGCACATTCGTGTGCTACTAACATATCAGTTACATCTTTTGAATCTGTTTTGAATATTGGTAAAGTAAGTATTCTATTGACTACATCAAACGAAGCAGTCTTTACATTATTTTGTTGAACCGTAATGTTTTCGGTTGCAAGTAGTTTTGCTAATTGTGATTTTGAATCTATATTAAGTGTATCTTTGTCCATATACTCTATATGCTAGGACATTTTCACTTAAAAGTCAAGCGTTAAATAACCTTGATTTTACTAGTTTTTTGAAGATTAATGTTCTCTTTTTGTTCTTATTTCGTAAAAATAAAGGTAGGTTCAAACTTTCTACCTGGTAGATTCGGTCTCTCAAACTTACCTAGATAACGATTCTCTTGTTTCTTTTCTTCTAAATTGCCATCTAAATTAAGATATTCTGAAGTACCTTGTTGTGTAGATAATGATAACCACCAAGTATCTGTATGTTTAAAACCTACATCTAGTGCTAGTTGTACCGTGTCTTCTTCAAATGTTTTATATTGTTTTGTGTTAGCAACATTTAATGCTAATTTTTTACCTGTTTTTAATCCTTTGTATGCGTTAGCAATAGTCTGTTTTAAAAACTTCTCTTTCCACATATCACTTGTATTAAACTTAATACTTGATTGTTCAGGTTCATCGCCATATGCTTCCCAACCAAAGTAAGGTGGACTTGTAAATACAAAGTCTAAACTCTCATCTTCAGGTATATAAGTTTCACTACCTTGTCTTAATAATGTATATGATTTATGTTTATGACCATACATATCTCTTATTTGTTCTAATCCTTTATATGTAGGAATACAAGGATCAGTACCTATATAATTTACACCAGCAGCGATTGCCCCTAATAAACGACCACCATAACCCATACTAGGATCCCATACCGTACCAGCAGATGTACCTTCTAGTGGACTATCTTTATCTACAAAAATATCATATAAAGAAGCGGCAGCAGTTGGTCTAAAATTAGATACCATTTGAGTGCCAGAGTATCGTCTTAACATTGATCTCATATCTGAATCTGTTATAGAGTGTAGTTTTTTCTCTTTAAAGAAAGTACCTGAAAGTATCTTATTAATACCTTTAGTTAAATGTTTTTCATCATTCCATATTTCCATAGGTGTCTTCATCTTGCCACACTTAATACCCCAAGCGTGTTCCATAAAAGACCAAGCAAGATTTAATCCGTGAGGTGATTGACCTATTACTTTATTCTCGTGGTCAACCATAGTATCTCGTTTAAATGATAACAATTGATTATAGATTTTGTTTCTCCACTTATCATCTTTAGGGTAATAGGGAAACCCTTTAGACTTTATTGTATCGTGTGCTTCTTTTAGATTATAATTATCCATTAAATCCGTTAGGGTTATCTGATATATCGTCTGGCATTCCTGGTGCGTTAAAATATAAATTACCTGACACACTTATTCTAGTTCCATCTGAATGAAACGGTATTACTTGATGTCTTAATTGTGCAGGAAACATCCACATATGATATTCTACTGGATCGTAATTAAATGTATGATCTGCCCATTTAGGATGTTGTGGTTCTCCATAATGAAATACAAGTGTACCTGGTGGTGGTGATGTTCCTTCAAATGATTTTTGTTCTTTTTTTATTTCTGGAGTTTTGCAAAATATAACCCAAGACAATTGACCACCGTGATAATGCTCTGGATTATATTCGTGTGCTTTCATATAATTAATCCATAAATCCATTAATGTATATGATGTAGTATGTAATTCTGGTTTCATTTGGTGACCTGACCATTCTAAAGCACCTTTTACATACCAATCTACATATGGTTTAAATTCTTTTATATACCATTCTTTGTCTTCTCTTGTATATCTTCTTTGATCCGCAAGATGACCTGCTAGAGTAGTATTAGCAGTTCCTGATTCTAATTTTTCACCTCTATTTAAAAGTCCTCTAACTAAACTTTCGTGTACTTTACATAGTGCAACATATGGTCCAAAAAATAGTTGACCTTCTTTTTGTACATTTCTTTTAGGTGCTTCTTTGGGAATGTTTTTTTCAGCGTTATCTTGTATTTGTTTTGTTAATCTTTTTATCTCAGCGTCTTTTTCTTCTGGTGTCATTTATTCTCCTATTATTCTGAATAATGTAGATTCAAAGGTATCATATATTTGATCCTTTGTCAATAGTGATTGCTTATAAGCATTGTGGATTTGTGTATATTTTGTAAAATAATCACTATTCATTATCTTTTGATGTAATTCTTCAGCACTTTCCACTCTTTGCCATTCATCTTTTACGAGTATTCCTGTCGAATCGTAATCTTTGTAAACCATAGGTATAATGCCACAGGCAAGTGCCTCGTGGTATCTACTTGTAGTTGCCTTATTATCTTTCCAATTAAAACATAATGTATATTTTGATTTGTTTAATATAGGTAATATGTTTCTCATAGTATCTGATTTCATATCTCTTTTAACCGTAGAAAATCTACCAATAAATCTTGTATTAAATTTACCCATACCAACTTGTAGTTCTTTTAATATTTCGTGTCTGTTATCGCCACTAGTTATGCCACCTACATCTCGTCTTTTTTCTGTTCCCCAATATGAAAATAGATAAGGTCTATTAGTTTCATTGTCTGGTATTTCATCTTTTATAAAATGATATTTTAATTGATGTATGTTTCCTGGTATATCTGTTTCATCTAATATAGATACTTTGCCAATAGGGTTATCTCTAAATGTATGATTTCTATATAAGTCTTCATCATCTCCTCTATCTGATCTTAATATTATAATGTGTTTATTTTTTAAATCTTTAAAGTGTTCTTTAATTGCTGTATTAGATTTCTCTAAATTTTTAGGATCAATATAATTAGGTATATGGTAATGAAATTCATTCTCACTAGGTATAATAATTATATCACTATCAGGTATATCATCTGCTATTCTTCTATGTGCTTTGTCATAACCATAGTTATATACACCATATCTAAATTCACTATTCTTAATTTGAAATCTTTTTAATAGATAACAAAATGAATCTATAATATGATCTAATGGTCGTTTATAATTAACACCACTTCTTAATCTAGCAATTGTTATTTTCCTACATTCCAAAACAGACTTCCTTTCTTAGCATATTTTTTCATTATTGACCACGCCTTTGCGTCATATGTAGGCACAGATGGAAAAGGTGGTTTGTCTTCTTCTTTTACTTCTTGCATAAATTTATATTTCGTTAGATATAATTTTGCTCTACCTATTTCGTGTTGTTTCATTTTGTGTCCTACTGAAACTACATTAACATCTTTATCAGGAAATGCCATCTGTAATCCTCTTGTTAATGTACCACTTGATCCTACTGACCATATTTCACTTATATTAATATTGTAATCTGTTTCTATATTCTTTGCTAAATCTCTTATATCTTCAAACACTCTTTTTTCTTCTAAACCTAAAGGTAATAATCTTCTTCTTTTTGGGTCTTCATAAAAATAATCTCTTGCTCTTTTTTTCGTAACTGATAGCATACCATTTGGTACCCAACGAATATCTGCACCATATTCTAATGCTTGTTTTTGATATGGATGTAGGTTCTGCATAGACCTTTTTGCCATAAAGAATACTGCCTTTTTTCCATACTCTTTTGCTTGTAGTGTTAAAGATAATTGAGCATAACCATTTGCAGGACAACCACCATAAACAAATTCTTCAGCACCTTCAGCAATTTCTTCTCTAATCATTCTATCTACAAATCTTCTTTTAGAACCACCTTCTAATAAGTCATCACGCACCACATAAAATCCTTCGTGTTCTTCTATTACTAATTTAGGAAAACTATAAGGCATAGTTGAACCTTGTCTAGGCCATCTTTCTTCAGCAGTAGGAAATCTATAAGGAACGCTATCTATCATTTTTTCTTTTTATATCTACTCATCATTTTTTCTGCTTTTTTATACGCCATATCTAATTTTAATTTAGATACACCATCAACAAATGTTTTGCCTAACATATGATCGTATTCGTGTTGAAAGACTCTACTAATCATACCATCTAAACTACCTTCTTTTAGATCGCCATTTTCATCTTCGTATTTTACAACTACTTTACGAGGTCTTGTTATACTTAAAAATACAAATGGAAAAGTTAAACAACCTTCTTTCATTGTTTCTTCCTCAACACTACTTGATATAATCATAGGATTAAAACAAGTCATCTTTAAATTTTTTTCAACATCAGGATGATCGCCTAGTACAAACATATTAAAAGGCAAACCTACTTGATTAGCAGATAAACCTATGCCACCGTATTTTTTCATTGTGTCAAACATTTTATCTGACAATTCTTTTCTATCTTTAAATCCTTCATCTTTTAACATATCATCACTAAAAGGTGCTATGGCACATTGTACTCTTGGATCAGTTGGTGGTATTAGTTTTAGTTCTTTCATATATCTCCTATGTATTTTGTAATCTAGTAAAGTTTTGATACTTCTCAAATTTTAATATGTTAGTAAACTTGTCAAATAATATATCTCCTTTATGTGATATAATAAAGACATTTTCATTTCTTAATTTATTTACTATCTTAAAGAAATCATCTGTGCCTTGTTGATCTAAACTAGAATCAAATATTTCATCTAGTATTAATAAGTTTGTGTTCACACTATTTTTCATTTTTGCAATAGTTCTCCAAGTAAATAATATTGCAAGGTCTATTCTTAATTTTTCTCCTTCACTAAAACTATTATAATTAAATGTATCTCTATGACGACTCTTTACCGTTTCGTTAAATTCTTCGTCTAAATGAAAAGATACAAAGAAGTCCATTGCTTGTAAGTGTTCATTAATTAAGTTGTTTATGATAGGTACATACTTTTTAATTATATGACCTCTAGCACCTTTATCACTTAATACTTCTCTTAATATATCAACATATTTCTTTTGATTAACTA